GGTTCTTCACCTTCAGCCAGTTGACCGATTAGGCGTAACGCCCCGTTGATCTGATCCCCAGCCGTGGTTGTAGTCATGCTTACTCCGTTTTACGACGTCGTTTTAACTCATTCACAGGCGCAACCTCGACTACCGGCGCGTCTAAATTATATACTTCCCACCCGTTTTTGACGTCAGCTTTAACTTCCAAATCGGAAATTGCCACCTTGTTGCCGTGGATTGGGTGCTTGAGATAAATGTGCATTTGAAATCCTGTTGCGAGGGGCGAGGATCGCCCGCCCCTCTACGCATTAACCTGCGATGCGGTAAGCGACATAAGTTGCGTCAGCGGTCTTGCGAACGCGCCAATTGCAAGCTGTATTAGCCGAAACTGCTGCAACACCAACCAAAGTCACGCCGGTGTTAGCCGTAACCGTAGCGGCGTTTGTGCCACCGATGTTGATGATGTGAAAGTCAAACGAACTGTTGACTTTCATGCTTGAGAACGCTGCGTCAAGATCAGTACCCAAGGGCATGGTCAAGGCAACGGCTGCGCCAGTATAAGTAATGATGCCGGTTGCTAATTCAGCGGCGGTCAGAGTGGCCGCTGCTGTTTTAGCTACTGGTGCTTGTTGAGTTCCGAGGATAACCTCGCCGAGATTGCCATCACCAATTTGATAGCCACCTGCGCCATTTGGAAGTGCCATGATGAAATTCCTTTAAAAAGTTTAGAAGAGGGGGCTTGCGCCCCCACTCTGTTTAGCCCCACATACGGACGGCGGTGACCGGACGAACCGCATTAAAGCCGTACAAGACGTCAATACGGCAAGGCATACGGTCGTTGTTGATGTCGTACTGACGTACGATACGCAACGAAATACCGTTATGCACTTGGCGCGAAGCCATGTCCACACCTTGTGGCAGCAGCAAGTCAGCAGTCGCAAGCGTGATCGCATCTTTGTGATAGATCAAGTTTTGCGGGTATGTTGTAGCTGATCCACCCAAGAACGTCAGCACAGCGTTGGCAGCGGGGAACGAATCCACGGTAGCCAAAGCGTTTGCAGGAGTGAAGATAGGTGGTTGAACTGTCAGCGTTGCGGTAGTTGTTGACGAAACAGTTACGTCAGCAGTTACGACAAATTGCTGCAAGGCGCCAGTTGATTGACGGGTTTGTGGGTTGACTGCATACACGCTAGCAATGGTGAACACGTCGCCAATCTTGAACGTGGGCGAGCCGCTTGTGAAGCTGATGGCAAGTGATGTTGCGCCTTGAGCCGAAACCGTGGTAGCCACGATAGGAGCAGTAGGTGTGACACCAGTTGTGTGCTGAACAATTGACTGCGACATATTGATCTCGTCTAAGCCCAATACGCCTTCGCCCATCATACCGTTCTTGAACTGACGGCTGATAGTACCAGTTGGGTTAAACAGACCTTTCAAGCCCTCGACCAAACCGGCGTTGGCGGCTGGGTTAACAGTCGCATAACGTGGGTTCATGGGTGTAGCGAACTCGTTTAACTTTTGCTGTGCTTGGAGCAGAACTAGCGAAGTCGAAGGAGTTGTGCCAGGTGTGCCGACTGAGTTGTAAATGCCTTTGTAGGCAGTTGCCACGTCAGCGTCAACGCTTGATGCCAATTGCGACACGCGAGGCTTGAGAACACGCTCGGCGAAATCATCCAATTGCATGGTGAGTTCGGCAGAAGTGAAGTTCACGCCAATGTGCTTTTGACTTGCGACAGTCAAAGTTGTGAATTGCTCGTTGTCGTCCTGAACTTGCAGGGCGGCACCGTCGGTCACCAAGGCGCGGTCAGGTAGACGAATACGCAGAGTTGAACCAATTTTTGCGCCTTCAACGGCGAATGAATCGTCGTACTGACGATTGACGTTGCGACTGATCACCAAGTTGTTCTCGAGGATTTCGAGGGATTTACGGGTGATCATGTCAATGGTTAGAATGCTATTTGCCATGATAATTTCCTAAAATAAGTTAGCGGAGGCGCGCTTCGTGCTTCTTTACCTGACGCAATCTTTCTGCCTCAATCCACTCGGAAGTAGACATTGACTTGATAGAGCGTGGATCAGTCGTGTCGTATGCCGGTGAACCGGTCGTACGGGCTGATACAGGTGAAATAGGCGCTGGCGCGTTTGAAGTCTTTTTGACCGGTGGGTTTGCGGCTAACTGAGCCTCAATCTTTCCGATCTCTTTGGCTTGCATGATAGGCGAAAGACGTGAAATCCGTTCAGCTTCCTTGGGGTTTGCACCTAAGTGGTAAGCCACTTCGGGGCCGTTGTCCGAGGCCTGAATGGATTGGGCCATCACGGTAGTGATTGGTAAATTCGGGTTGTATGCGACTTGTTCAAAGTCCTCATACTTCGCGCGAACTTCCTCTTCCTTGTCGTGATAAGTTTCAAGTATTTCAGCTTGTTGCTTGCGCTGCTCTCGCTCGGCTAGTTTTTGCTCTGCACGTTGTTCTGCCAATGCTTCGACATAATCTTCGTTTGAGGCAAACTGCTCGGGCGTGACCGGTGCTTGAGGCGCAACAGGTTGAACTGCTCTTTCCCTTTCCCACTTTCGCTGCTCACGAGCGAGCCGCTTGCCGATGGCTGCGTCTAATTCCTCTTGTGAGAAGGTTTTAGGTGCTGCTTCGGGTACTTCCGGCGCAGATACTTCAACTACCGGTTCTGCCGTAACTTCCGGTGTCGGCGCGGGCACTTCCGCTTGGCTTACTTCGTCTGACATTTGTAACTCCGAGGAGTCCTGGTGGTTCGCACCAGTACGATTAGTATATTACTTAGATTCTCAAGGCACAAGTACCCATGATTGAGTAGCTTCATCCCAAGTGTAATTTTGTCCGTCATTAGGGTAAGGCACAGGTGCTTCCCAATAGTACGTTTGGGTATTTAAAATCCATGAGGGAAACGGTTGTGGCGCGTAGAACACGCCAATTACACCGTCTTGCACAACCGTCGTATCAAGCGTGTAACCAAGTCCGGCGTAGTTTGCTCGCAGCGCCACACCGCCGTCAGGCTGACCGTCTTGACCGTAGTGGACATTCCCATGCGTGTTGTATGAGGTTTGCCACCACATAGTTGGGTCACCGACTAAACCCGAATCAATAAACGGTTGTTCAGCGCTAATGACATCATCAACAATGCCTTTGCCGTTTGTAAGTGTGGGTACTCTTGCGAAATAACTCATGCTGTGTAACTCCCCGAAGCCGTATAGGTCAATATTGTATTTGCACCGCTAGTTGTAACGGTTGGTGATCCTGTAGTTGTACCGGTGTAATTAGCAGTTGGGATGGACAGGATGATTACGCCTGAACCGCCCGCGCCACCTAAACTTGTAGCTATTGCGCTTCCCCCACCGCCGCCGCCGGTATTTACGGTGCCAGCAGCACCATTACCTGATGTAGAACCATTTCCACCGCCACCTGCGCCGCCAGTTCCCGCAGTTCCACCGCTACCACCGCCACCACCGCCTCCGGCGTATGTGACTGCCGAGCCGCTAATACTGCTTGATGTACCCGCCCCGCCATTACCCCCTGCGGTTGATATTGCATTTGCGCCTACAGCACTAGCACCGCCACCGCCGCCACCAAATTGGTTAGCACCGCTGTTGTTTCCTGAACCGCCTGCGTTGCCCTGACCTGATGTACCGGCACCGCCCGCTTGCGCTTGAGAACCACCACCACCTGAACCGCCCGCTACACCAGTATAGGGCGCAGCAGTATAACCCGCACCACCACCGCCACCAATTGAAGTAAAACCTAAAGCGGTAGAATTTGAACCATTTAATCCAGTAGAAAATGTTGCGGGTGAAGATGCCCCTGCGCCAACGGTAAGTGTGTAGCTTGTGCCTGTAGCCAATGCAGTAGTTGAAGTTAACAAACCACCTGCACCTCCACCACCACTTACATACGAACCCCCACTACCGCCACCAGCAACAATTAAATAAGAGACAGGATAGCCAGGCACAAGCGAGCCCGACGAAGTGAACGTATGGATTGTGTTTCCACCGGATGTTGTGACTGTACCGCCCGAAAAAACAGCAGAACCGGCGTAAGAGATAATGACTACGCCTGAACCACCGGCTGCGCCATTTCCACCAGTACCGCCCCCGCCGCCGCCGCCGCCGCCAAGATTAACCGTTCCGGCGGTACCGTTTACAGTATTTGCACCACCCGCACCGCCACCGCCTGCCCCGCCTGCACCACCAGGTGCTGATGTGCCTTGACCACCGCCACCGCCGCCGCCAGCATAGGTGACAGCCGAACCTGATATTGATGATGATGTTCCTGCACCACCTACCGCACCGCCCGCTGCTGGTGCGCCTGTTGCATTTGCACCTACCGCACTTGCGCCTCCACCACCGCCGCCTCCATAGCTACTAGAAAATGCGCCGTTACCGCCTGCAAAACCTTGTCCGCTAGTTCCTGCCCCGCCTGTATTGCCGTTTGTAAATCCGTTACTTCCACCACCCGAACCACCGGCTATTCCGTTTCTAAACCCCGTATCTAAAGAACCTCCACCACCACCGCCAACGGCTGCGGTTAAGCCAGTAAATGACGAATTTGAACCGCTACCACCTGTTGCAGTACCGGAGGATGAGCCTGTGCCGCCCGCGCCTACCGTAACTGTGTATGATGAAGTAGTAATTAACGTAGTTGTTGAAGTAAGTAACCCCCCCGCGCCGCCGCCACCGCCATCGTTGTTACCACCCCCACCACCACCCGCCACAATAAGATACGTTGCGGTAACAGGTGCGGGGCCAAATATGGCTTGGAAGAGGGTGTGGTAAGCAAACATTAGTATGTGTACCCTTGTGAAGCTGTACCGTACCAATTTGTGCCATCCGCAATAAACGCAAGGATGTCTAGCTTACCGACTGTTGCGGTAATAGTTGGCGCGCCAATTGAGCCCCACTTAACACCTGTAAACGTGGCAGTTGTAGCCGTGCCCGAGGCGGGTTGTTTGAGCAACAAGGTAAACGACTTACCGGCGGTTGCCGTTGGCATGGTGAACGTACAAGCCGTGGCAGATGTCAACGTAGCCGTCAAGATCGTACCGGCGGTAATGGCTAGGGTTGCAGATGCACCAACTGTGCCGCTTGCGGTGATGGTTTCGGTATATGCAGTGGTTGTTAACGTGTTTGAAAGAGTAAGTGATGTTGTGCTAACAACGCCTGTGCCTTTAGGGGTAAGCGTTAGGTTAATGTTTGTGTCTGAGCCGTCGACTGCAAATGATGGTGAATTACCTGTTGCCGCACCGTTGCTAATTAAATAATTTACGGCAGAAGCTACGTTTTTAACAACAAAAGAAAAATTACTAAAATTATTTGTAAAAAATGCTACGTTGGCATTGCCTTTTGTACTGATGTTAAACCCAACAGACGCGTCCGTTCCTGAGGAAACAAAAGATGGGCTTACGCCTGTTGCGCCGCCTGTAAATTGTAAAAAATTTACGCCGGACGTTGTTGTTACAAATTGAGCCGCGCTATTGGCAACCGTTGACCCACCTAACGCAACAAGACCTGTACCTTTACCTTGTAAAACTAAACCAATATTTGTATCGGTACCTTGCACCGATAACACCGGCGCGCCTGTAGTAATCGCACCCACAATCTGAGCGTAGTTAACCGCAGACGCCACGTTATTAACTTGCAACGATTGATTGCCTGACAAGCCGCCAAGCCGAGTGTTGCCGCTAGAGTTAAGCGTAGTAAACGACCCCGCAGCTACCGTAGTTGAGCCGACCGTTGTGCCATCGATTGCACCGCCCGTAATAGCCACAGCACTTGCGGCTTGCGTAGACATCGTGCCAAGACCAAGTGCAGTTCTAGCGGCAGAATCAGTTGTGGCACCCGTACCGCCATTGGCAATAGCCAACGTACCGCCCAAGGTCAGCGTACCGCTAGAGGTAATCGGGCCACCGGTCAAGGTTAGACCAGTTGTGCCGCCTGAACCACTAATTGAAGTAACCGTGCCTGTACCGGCTAGATATTGCCAGGTAGGCGCTGCGGTAGCGTTAGACGTCAATACTTGGTTAGCAAGCCCGACTGTTGCGGGGATAAGCATAGTGCCTGTTACAGCGGGCACATCAATTGTAAAGTTGCCAACTGCATCTTCAGACGACAACGTAGTCGTGCCGCCTAATGTGCTGGCATCAAAAATTAAGCGGCTCATGGCAACCCTTTATTCGTAGATGACAGTTGCAGCGACCGTACCACTAATCACCACGTTAAGCCCTTGGTTAAAAAATGCCCCATCTAAAGAGCCAAAAGGGTAAAAGGTCGCGCCAACGGGCGTAAACACACCGACCATTGTGGTGGCGGTGCCGGTTTGCACGTCGTAAATGGTGATCGTGGGTGTACTGGAAGCAGAACTTACAAAGATGCCCCTGAGTTTGCCGGCACCGACTTTGATCTGTTTAGACGCCGTGATGTAGGTGTAATTTGCCATGATATGCCTTACGAAAGGAACTTCAATTTGTATAACGTTGATAAATACAATTCGACAATTGCGTCGATCAAATTTTGTAAAGCTGAATCATCTTTGCCGCAGACTTCGTAGCGATATTTTTCAATATCCTCAAGTTGGTCTTCCAAGAACTCGGTGACATTAGCCGTCTTTTTAGATGACTGCAAAGTGATTGCACCAATCATGCCGTTACGGCCTTGGTAGGCTTCTGCAAAATTGTCAGCCAAGTCGATGATGTTTTCATAGAACTTTTGCAACGCCTTGTGTTTGGCGTAGCTGCGTGTGTTCAGATGTACGCTATGCGTCACATCACGCGCTAGGAAAAACATTCCTACAAAATCGTTGCACTTCATTGTGGTTGCTCCATCATTGGGGGCGGTTGCATCTGTTCAGGTGGCATCATGCCTTGATCCATTGGTGGTTGCATCTGATCCATTGGGGGCTGCTCAGGCATCTCAAATTGCTGGCGCTGTGGTGCGCCGCCAATCAAATCACCCGTATCCATTGCGGCTGCAACCGTACCCATCACAATGTCTTGGATTTGCTCAAAGGTCATGCCCGCTTGAACGGCTGAGATACGCTTGGTTTCAGCATCAAATGCTTTGATTTGCGCCTCATAGTTCTTGCGCTCAATGTCTTGGGCTTCCATAGACTTAGACACGTTTTGCAGCATAGTGTGCATCTGCTCCATCTCTTGCGCCATTGCTTGCATCTGTTGCTCGGCGGCTTGAAGGGCTGGGTCTTTGTCGCCATCGTCCATGAGTTTTGGATCAATGGTTTTGGCAAAACGCTTGGCCATCTCTTGCGCGCCAGGCCAATCCATGTTCTTGATGAACAAATCGCCCGCAACCGACCACAGTTGTGGGTTGCCTTGCAGCAATTGACCCATTGACTCGAGCGCCTCTTGGCGTTTGGTCATGTAGCTTGGGCCGGTCGTGACCATCACGTCGTACGTTCCGACGCCAGGGTTGTAAATCTTGTCAATTTCTAACCCGTTTTGGTCAACAATTTTTTTGACCGGCTCGGCTTGCATAGGGTCGATCTTGGCTGAATCAGGCTCACCGTCCTCGCCCATGATTCTAGCTACGCGCTGCGTGTCGTAAATCTTAGGCACTAAGTTAATAATTTGGCGTGTGATATGCCGAATAGCGCGCGCTAGGTTGTCAACGTAGTGGTAAGTGCCGGTGTCAGTCTGACGCTCGCGCGCCATAATAGCCTTGCCTGAACGCTCGTTAGAGGTCGCACCAAGGCTAGAGTCATATTGCCCTGTGGTGGACTTAATATCGTCGCTAGCCCCCGCTTTGGCTTGCAGCAAGCCACTTGAGGCCATAGGGGGTTGGGCGCGTTGGGGGAGCGGGAGTGTGCCGCCCGCACCGTCGGTCACATCAGGGTTAACTTCAAGGTATGGCCAGTTGGTGGTGTTAGCAGTTTTCCATTGGGTTTCATAACCCTCGAACTGCCCGCCGTAGCCGATAAACGGTGCTTTGGGCGCCAAAGCGAGCATCTCAGCCTCTTGGCTTACCCAATAGTTGTACATCCGCTGTGCGTCCTTGGCATTACGAACAATGCCTGACACATGAATACGTCCGTCAATCTCAAATTCGTTGCCGACCACTCTCACAACAGGAATCCAATCGCCCGCCCAATCGTTTGACTCCAACACCTCAAAGCCGTTGATCTTGCAATGCTTGACCTTTTTCACGTCAACAATGCGGCTCTTGATCGGCTTCATGCCGTTCATCGCCATTTGTTGATCTTCGGGTGAGCCCTTGATGGCGCTTACGTTGCCGTAGTAGAGGTTAAGCGTAGCCTTCTCATGCTCGACGTAGTAATAATCAGCAATCCGGATGGTGTCTACGCTTAACCACGGTGCGTAGGATTCGTTGCCCACGCTTTGCGCCTGTAAGGACGACACAGGTTGTGCATCCGGAAACATCCGCTCAAAGTCTTCAATCAATAGGTCTTCGGTTACAAAACACCATTGGGCGTCTGACCCACACGGGTCTTGGATTGTCGGATCCATGTAGACTGAAAAGGAGTTGCGAATACGCCCGATCTTGATGTTCTGATCAAACGAATTAGGGCTTTCGTACTCGGTGAGCAACCGGATATAGCCTTCGCCATACGCCACTTGGTTTTCGCAAGCGGTGTCGTATGCTACGTCCGCGTCGGACATATACTCAATGTGACGCACCATGCCGTTGAAAATCTCAGCAACTTCCACGTCGGCCTTGTCGTCAGCGGGGATTACTTTTCCGCTAGGACGATTTTGACGTTGATCGTTGGTAACTTGGCGAACGTGTTGGGGTAGTTTGTTGATAGTAAGACAGGGGCGCGCATTGATGGTCTGACCTTGGACTGAACCGCGAGTAGCAAGAACGTCTGCGGGCCACTGGAATTGATTGTCCGGACTTGCTGCGTAGAATCGAAGGTCATCTAGTTCATCCTCACGGCTATCAGAATAGGCGGCAATTGCCATCGTCATACGATGCAGCGCGGTGTCTATGATGTCTTTGTCTTTCATACAAGTCCGATTACGTCCTTATCCTTCATCAGGATCAAGTCTTCATACTTGCGGTCAATTGTACCGCTGTACATGACGTGATCACCTACGGCGACCATTAAGGGCCGTTTTGAGTCTTTTTTGCCTGGGCCGACCGCTACCACCACTCCCGTTTGGGTATCTGTTTCGGGTAGGATTAGCAACCCGCTTTGCACAAACGGGTCAGGGCGTACCGCAATATTGTCGTTTAATGGTCTGATCATTTCTTCTTTGCAGTTTTGGCTGATTGTTTGAAATCTTTGGCGGTCGGCGCATTTTTGCTACCGACCTTGTTCATCTTCTCGCCCGAGCCTTCTTTAATGCGCTCGCGTTTTGCGTGAATATTTGCGTAGAGTCCTGGTTTAGTAGCCATGATTAACGTTCTCTAGATAAAAAATTGCCAGTTATAGGGTCATGCAAAAGAGGGTTTAACACAGTTGGGTGTAGCTTAGCGTGTTCAGTGTAGTGCATTACTCTTAAATTTTCTACACGATTGTCAGCATGAACGCCGTTAATATGATCAACTTGTTCGCCTTTTTCTAACGGTTTAATAAATGCGGCAGCAACAAGACGATGAACCAAAAACGATTTACAACGTTCGGTGCGTAAACCACCATTTCTAAAACGAACTTCAACATAAGGTTTGGTTCGTCCGTTATCTTTTTTAGGTGTTAATGCCATAATTATCTCAGGCACAGGAACTTGACACCCACTTTTACCACGGCGCATACGGGCAAGAGATTTAATTTGACCTAAAGTGCTTACTTGGTATCGACCCTCGTAACCTTTAATGTCAGCCCACATTTCAACATTTCCATCGACGCATTGATGCTTTAGCACGGCTACCTTCCTCAGATTTTTCTGCGATAGGTTTCATTCTAGCACAAAAGGACGCCTTGCGCCCTTTATCTGCTTCGGTCTTAGGATTGGGGGCGGGTGCTTTTAAGTTGCTGCCTGTAGCGGCGTTGTATTTCTCACGCCCTTTGGCAGTTAGCCCTGCGCCCTCTTTGACAGATAGCTTCTCGCCTCGCCCTACAGATAACGACACGGATTTCTTAGCCATCATGCACAATGAATAATTGCAAAGTTAAGGACAACGGCTTCAGCAAGTGCGCCTGCACTAATGTTACGCAAAGTAATGGTAGCCGAGCCTGCTGCCATGCTAGACACCCAGCAGTTGTACGCGCCGGACGTGCCATTGGTGACGTTCAGAATTAGTACGTCTTTAGCCGACAAAACGCTGTTGGTCAGCGTAAAAGTGACGTTGGTAACCGTGGCAAGTGATGCTGCGTCCATCGTAATCTGACCGGCTGACTTGTTAAGCGTCACACCGGTAGATTTGCTTGTAAGCTGAGTGACCGCACCTTGTGCCGGAGTTCCATAACCAATCTCTGTGTCTGCGTAAACAGTTGTACCTTCGATTGTGCTAGGTGTTGCTAAGCCAATAGGCGAATTGTCAACGGTACCGCCAGAGATAATTTGATCGCTATACGCGACACCGATTGCTTGTGAATTTGGCATTTCTAAGCTCCCATCCAAGAAGTTTGTAAACTATTAGTTGATTGACTACGGCGCTTTGGTTCTGCGTACTCTCGGTGCGCGACGGGAAATGCAAAAGTCACGCATATAGCATCTGCTGCATCAGGCGAGGCTAGGCCCCGCGCTTTCATATCCTTCTTAGACTCTAAAAAGATCGTACCTTTAGAGTCGGGCTTCATTATGGGTGATATTAAATCAGTTTTAAGCACTCTGTCACTAGGAATCGATGCAGTTTTCAACCATTGACGCATATCACCCCACATCTGAGCCCTTAAATTACCATACATGAGCGGATTTTTGGACTTATTTCCAAAATTTACGCCCCGAATCTTGTAGCGTTGCTCTTTCAATCGATCCACAACCCCACCGCCCACGCCGCCTTCGTCAATCACTACCAACGCTGGCTTATATTCCTCAATACACTCAATGACATGGCCCACAACGGTCATCGTATCGTCGCCCTTGAAGCGTTTAATGCCAATAATGTCACGCCCTTGGCGTATGGCAATCACGGTCGAGTCAGAACCAAAGCGTGCAGGGTCAACGCCCACGATAATGGGGGCGGACAGGTCTTTGAGCCGTGGGCGCCGCATGGCTTCGTCCACAATAGAGGATGATATGAACTGATCATCACCCGCAGAGGGGAAGTCACCGTAGACCTCAACCGCTGCTTGTGATGAATCCGCACCATATTCGTCAATGATCTGTTGGTAGACCGCTTTGTCCGTACCCTCGACCGTTCTTGCGTCCACAATCTTGGTATTCCAAAAGTCACGCTTAGAGTTGTGGCATTCGTAGAAGTAGCCGGTGTTGCGCCGAGGGTTAGAGAACGCCAACCAAAAGCGGTTAGGTGTGTTCTCAGTAAAGAAGCCAGCAGTCACCGCCCAAATAGCGTCGTCAATACCTGATGCCTCATCAAAGATCACCATCACACCGTCGGCATTGTGTATACCCGCGTAGCTATCAGGATTTTCAGCCGACCACAGTTTGCCTTCTAAACTCCAGTATCGGGTACCTTTTTTAAGGTCGCGTTCAACCAATTCAGCAATCCACTTGGCAGGCATAATGCGGGTGGCTGAAATTTCCCACCAATGACCGTTTAAGGACATGGACAGCCATTTAGTAATTTCAGCCCATGTGACCGATCGTAACTGCGACTCGCTGTTGGCTGACACAATAACCGACGCGCCAATGCGCGTTGACATCATCCAAAGCACTACCCAGCTAACCAACGCCGATTTGCCAATGCCTCGACCGGACGACACCGCCATGCGAAAAGTATCAAAGTCAATTTTGCCTTTGTTTTGCGCGATATGGTTAGCAAGGTCTTGCAACACTTCCCGTTGCCATTTGCGCGGGCCGGTAAAGTTCTCAAGGGGCGTACCTTTCTCACCCCATGGGAAACTCATTAATACAAAAGCCAAAGGATTATTAGCTATCTGAGGCGACCAAAGGCGGCTCATTAGAGCCATTTCTTCGGCGGCTGAGTAACGAGTGGTTTGCATCGCGTTCCTTTTGTGCAGATTCTATAGTATCAAAATACCCTAGCGATTGGCATTTTCCGTCAACCCACAGTCGTGCGTGCCATTTCTTAGCTGCTTTGTGCCAGGATACGCCTTTAGCGCCGGACGTATTATTCTTTAACATACCGGCATTGTGCATCTGCTCGGCGCGGGTGGCCACGCGCAAGTTAACCAATCGGTTGTCATTGCGGGTTTGGTTTATGTGGTCTAGTTCTTTAGCAAACGCGCCATGGGTATACAACCACGCCAGTTGATGCGATTTATATAACCGGCGATCAATGCGTATGACTATGTAGCCGTGCTTGTCGTGGCAGTTACAAATGCTGCCACGTCGTATTCTATTGCTAGTTGGGTTTAACCAAGTAAAGATGCCTGTGTCGGCGTCATACTGAAGTAGCTCTTTGAGCCGGTCTTGAGTTAATATCTTGGTAGTCATCGCCGTCCTTTTCACGGTTGTTGATAAGAAGCCGGTTATCGTTGACGCGATAATCGGCTTCGTCAATTGTAAGCCCATTTGCTACTCTTTGGTTGGCTTGCTCGAGTGCTGTGATGATGCTGATCTGTTGCGTGACATCGACTTGCACTTGCTGCTTGGCGACCCAATCATGTTTGTGTCGCAAGAACTCTAGCGCCATCTTGGCGTCGCCGCCCACGGCTGCGTCATACACGACTTGCGACATAGTGGCCTCGGCTTCGGCTCGACCCTGCATTGCCGCTAACTCGACAACTGGGTCTAGCTGGCAGAGTTTACGAAACTCCTCAGGCATCATGCCAGCGCGCAGCGCAAGTGCGTCATTAGACAAGCCTAACTTTGCGGCTTCGTAGACGCGCAACAAACGCGACTCGGTGGCGCGGACTTCGCGGGGTGTGAAGTGTAGAGATAACATTTTGCGATTGTAGGTCATGTAGGCAATTTATTATATAAAAAAATTTTGGTGGCATAACCTTCGCTAGCTAGGGCTCCTCGCAGGGCCCTCCCCCCCCTACCCCTATGCTGCACTGCAACATGCCGACAGGCCCCTAGCCGGTGGCCGTCGAGCTCGGCCGGCTAGCCGGCGGGCCAAATGCTACCGGCTGGCGGCCGAGCTCGAGCTCGGTTAACACCTGGCGGCCGGCGGGCTCGGCCGGCACAACGCGGGCCAAGTGCTACCGGCTGGCGGCCGGCCACCGAGCAAGGCTCACTAAGTCTTAGCCATTAAAGCTCACTAAGTCTTAGCCACTAAGTTTACCTTGAAGGTCATGTAGGCAATGTAGGCAATGCCCAAAAAGTCGACGCTGGCCTATGTGCAAAAAGTGAGCAGCGCATTAACGTGTGCGCGTTTGCGCTCCGACATAAAATATAGCTGTACATATATACAGTATTTTATAAAAATATCTTTACTAACTATTACTATTACCTTTATTACCCTACAAAGCATATAAGCCAATAATTTATAAGGCATTTTCTGAAAGCACTTTGCGCGTTTTCGCGTTACCTTTCGACTACCCTTAATTGCCTACACAATGTCACATAGTGGACTATTATTTAACTACAATGCTAGAAATTCCTGTACACTGCAAGTGTAGTAAATCAAACCCCTAAACTTTAAGGTAAACGAAAATGAACATAGCAGAACTCTACACTCAAGCGCGCGCAGCAGGATTATTGGCCGCGCAAGCCGCGCAAGTAGCACCAATGATCGTCAACGCGCATAAAAACCCGCTTGATGCTAATAGCGAGATAACGCGCTCTTACTTTGTTGCCGACGGCGTTTGTGGCTTTGCTAGCGTTGTTGTTAAAAATATAAAGTTCGCCAATGGCCTTAAAAAGATGAACATCGGCCGTAAAAATTACGGCGGTGGCTATTGCATTAGTGTGCGCGATTTCAATCAATCGTTAACGCGCAAAGAAGTGTACGCGCGCGCATTTGCTGAGGTGTTAATTGCAAACGGCGTTGACGCGTACGTTGATAGCAGAATGGACTAAATCTAATCCGGCCCGCGAAAGCGGGCCATAACTTAAAGGGTTCAATATGTCTAAACTTTCCGATGTTGTCGCAGCTTTACTAATGTGCCTGGCTTTGTTGCTGGCTTGCTTTATCTAAACTTCACTTCACTAAGGTTAAAAAATGAAAATCACTTTTAAAACATCGCCCCTATTTGCTGCGCTTGAGTGCGCGGCCAAAAAAGATATTCGGTATTACTTGCAGGGTATCAATATCCAAATTACCAAAAACGCCGTTGGTATGGTTTACGGCACAGATGGTCATATTTTGTTTGCCGGCCAATTGCCTTATGAGGGCGACTATTGCCCACCAACGCTCAATCTCATTATCCCCATTGACGCCGTTAAGCGCCTGGACAAAAAATTAGAGTTTACAGATCTCGAGTTCGACGGCCAAAATTATCTACTTGGTGGCGCGCGCTTTGTGCCCGTCGATGGTAAGTACCCTGATATTGGCCGCGTTATACCGTCGATCGACTCGAGCACCGAACAAACGCCAGGCACCTACAACCCTGATTTATTGGTGCGCGGCCGCGCGGCTCTGTCGCTCTATCTCGGCGTTAAGCCAAAAGATACATTCAACTTTATTCAGCGCGGTTCTGATAGCGCCGTGATGCACGCGGGCACCAATGAGTGCTTAGTCGTCATTATGCCTATGCGGGCCGGCCATGAGTCGCCCTACGCCGGTTTTAATCGTTCGTACATGTAACACCACTCGGGCCCGCGCGAGCGGGCCATAAACTTCACTAAGGTAAACAAAATGATTAAGACAATTTCAATTTATGATTTCCGCGACGCGTTTAAAGCGGCCGGCCGTGGCGATCAATTCAGTTATGACGGCCTAGAAGTGATTTTCGACTATATCGAATCGTACGAAAGCGACGCCGGCGAGCAAGTAGAGCTCGACGTAATCGCGTTGTGTTGCGAGTGGGCTGAGGATAATTATGTAAGCGTGGCCGAGCAATACGATATTGATATTGAAGGGCTCGACGAAGATGACGCTATCGCGGCCGTGCTCGAGCACTTAGAAGAAAACACCGCGCACGCTATGGCTACCGACGCCGGCGATATTGTTTACGTTCAATTCTAAGGGGCCTGCTATGTATAGAATTATCGTTTGGCACAATAGCGCGACCGAAGGCACCCATCAAAGCGTTTTACTCGAATCTAGAATGATGGGTAAGGTGTTGCGCGATTTTGACCGGTATCTGAACCACGCGCCGGCCCGATCGTTTAATGAAAACGCTTTAATTCAATTACATCACGTTGACCGTGGCGTGATCGCGCACTTTCCACCATCATTAAGGGGTTCAAGATGAAATTAGCATATCACGCAAAAAACGATAACCACGGCTGGCACCACATTAAAACGGCGCCTATTAGTTGTCCTGAATGGCACGACGCCGACCGGTGGGCCTATAACTTTATGATCGACAACGGCGAACAAGTGCTCACTATTGGCTGGAATATGTACCAGTTAATCAACGATAAGGCCACAACATGAAAAACTATGTAATTTTATATCGCATTGAAAGCATACAAAGCCCATTAGACGCGCCGTTTGCTTTTCAAGCATGGGCCGAGGATACCGAGCACGCCGAGGAACAATGCCTAAACGCTTATCCTGGTTGTGACGTTGTTTGGGTGTATCAATGCAAACACGGCACCGGCACCGCTGATGCTTTAAATAATTATTACACCGATGGGCTAACATTATGAAATATAAAAACGGCCAGCCGGTCGACGTCGGCGACGTTGTACACGTTCGCAACCGCGCCTATACCGTCTACTTAATAGGCGACACGGTAACCTTGCGTTCAATGTGTGAGCGTGGATATATAAAACGCGTATTTCCGGCCGATATCGGCGCTTATATCCCGCGCCTACACCCCTTGTTTGCTGAGTTGATGCCCTTATGACCATAAGCCTAATCGCGGCCGCTACGGTCATTCTGTTAATTCTAGTTTTTGACCTGTAGCGCCACGCAAACCCCACGGCCCGCTTAGGCGGGCTTTTTTATTGGTGTAACACTAGCCAACGGTGTACCAGCGCGCACGGTTAGGCCCTCGGCCATTACGCGTAATTCGGTTTTCTTGTGCCCTATCATGTCGGGCGCACAATAGACCTGTTTTTTAGTGGTGAGCTCACGCGTGGCCAGCCGGCCGCAGTCGAACCAATTGCACTCTAGCAACGCGTGCAATAGGGCGCCCTGCGACACTTTGTAGGTGCCAGGGGCGTTGAGTGACAGGGTGTCACAGATAACGTGAAAGGGGCTCGCTATGACGCCACCGGCAAACACGCCACGGCGCTCGCGGATCATATCGACTAGGTACGATTCATTTGCGCTCATACCCTGTTCAATCAGGGTTAACTTAAATTCAGTCACGAGAGGCGCGGCCGAAGGGTTAAACGCCGAAACATCACGGGCCGCAAGCCACGCGGCACACGCGGCCACGCCACCACGGGCAAACCATGACCATATTTTGGCGCTCACCTCGGGGGCCATGCGGGGGGCGTTTGATTTAATCGCAAACCAACGCCTATCCTGACTATCTAGGGTAATGGGCACCGCGTCATTACTAAACGCCAGTACCATACACCTGTTCACCATATCGTACGGTTTCAGGCCCTTACGGTTAATGCTCAGGTACTCGGGGGGCGCGGCGATGATGGGCTTTAATTTATTGGCAAGAGCTCTACGGTCTTTTGCGTCAGGTTCGCGCAGTTCGTTCAGTATTAGTATCTCGCTCTCAAGCGCGTAATTAAACTGTGATGACATAGTGTCAGAATCAAGCAAGCCACGGTTTACGGCGTTATCACCGCACACGGCCCATATAAACGGGTGCCACATAGTATCTTTGCCCGAACCCTGTACGCCGGTATGTAGCACCGCGTGGTTAATCTTGGTTTGCGGGTGTTGCAATTTATAGGCCATGACATTAAAACAATGCTCGAGCGTATCTGCGTCGGGCACTAGGTGCCTACAATGCTCAAGCCACGGGGTAATGTCGCCCGCTATGGCCACGGGCCGCGCATCGCGCCACCGGTTACCGTACACGTCACCGCCTCGACTAACCAAGACGGTATCGCCGGCCGCATACGTTATCCCCACCAACGCGGGGGCACCGTTCTCTTGGCGCAGTTCATCAAAACAGACTGAGGCCTCAATATGGCGACCGGTGCGGATTGACTTGCAAATGACGTGGCGAAACAACGCGTTAAATGTACCGCGCGAGATTTCGCGTCGGTCTTGCAAGTCAAAATAACTATCATCGGATTGAATGTAAGCAAACCGGCCGAACCACTCGCGCTTTTGTACGCGCCCGAGCTCTCGGTTTTCAATCTCGGTTTGACGCTTTTTAACATCATCAGGGAAAGCGGCCGTGGGGGCGATAATTTCATAGGCCTTGGCCATTGTCTTGGCTAACAGTTCATCGCGCAGGCCTGGGGCCGCACTCGGCCCGCCTTGGCCCTCGACCCATTCAAGGAAGATATGGCTGTCGAGTTGCAAGCAATGCGAATGCAAGCAACAGTAAGCGCGCATAGACGGGTTGTACCTGCCTTGCGGGTTGCCGTCTGTGTGTTCGTGTGCATTGGGGCAAACCACGCCCGCCCAGCCCTCGCTATTGGGGCGACTAATGACTAAACTATTTTCGGCAAGCCATGCAAAAATGTTATCGGTGCCGTCGTCGTCTATCTTGATCGGCCGGTATGCGTTGGACTCTACGGGGCCGGAAGTCACGCCAAAGGCACCCATAATCTGCGGCAGACTAAACTCACGCTCGGGGTGAAACTCGGTCAGGATCGACTTAAACCCGTTACGCTCGGGCTTGAGGTTGACGCTGCCAGGTATCCTAAAGTTCCGCACCGCGTTGGTAGCACCCTTATCGGTGTAACCGGCCTCGGCTATGGCCTTGATCGCTGCGCTAAAGACTTGGTGCGTGGGTTGATCGTCTAGGGCAAAGGTATAGCCCCATTGAAAGTTATCGGGGGAGGTTTCGATCTTCCAAGTGGGCTCAAGCGGGGGCGCTTTCGATTTGGTGCCTACGTCATCAAGCACAAGAAAGGCAACATGGTCGCAATTGTGAATCGACGCGCTCGGTTTACTCTTAAACCGATCAACGACAAATGAGGCTGTGTTGGCGTACCACGCGCCGCCCTCTTTGTACTCGCTCGGGTAAAAAGCTGGCCATGTCGCCTTGATCGTGCCGTCGGCGTGTTGTTCTTTTCCAACAGGCTTTTGACGTACCAACAGGCAAGTTTCACCCTCAGGGGCGACTTTACTTATATAATCGACGAAGTCCACGCAATACTCCTTAGTTGTTTAAGCCACCCTCGCCGGTGGCTTTTTTTTAGCCTTTACCGTATCTGCTCATTGTGCTGATCTCGGCGTCTAGGGGCAATCCCACCGCCCACGGGGGCGGCGTACACATTACTTTTCTTAATTGTTCGGTGACGGTTTCGGGCTGATCGGTTTCAATAACAATTTCGTCGTGAACGTGGAGTACAACGTCGTCAAGGGCTCGGAGAGCGTAACGTAGTACGTCGTTCGCACAGGCTTGAGTGATGTTCTCACAGGCCAACCCACGCCATAGTCGCGCGCGCGGCCATTCACGGGCGTCAACGGCTGGCTTCCATGCGGCTTTGGCGTAGCTGATTCCATCTTCTTCAAGTTTGGCGTAGGGGTAGCAGAGAATGCGACCCGAGGGTAAAGCGTACCATAAGTGAACACCATCAAACAGGTAGGTAACCCTACCCGCCACGATTTCTTTGCCCTTATTTCGCATGGCGATCATGTAACCAGTTTCTAGCTCTTGCCAATAGCGTACCGCCCATTGGTTTGCGCGCCGCCAAGCGTCAACGGTGCGCTGCGCATCCGACTCGGTCATGCTCAACCCGTATGCTCTACCCATCGCGCTAAACGCGCCAATACCACCACCGAACCCGCAAGCGAGGATTGCGACCTTACCAATCTGACGCTGATCGGCGGTCACTTGGTCTTCGGGTATCTTGTACATGGCGGCGGCCTCCCGTATGTAAATATCGCGGCCTGACCTGAACACGTCTAGCACGTCATCACCACGGCCCGACAACCACGGGGTCATCCTGGCTTCGATCTGAGCCCAATCGGCTACGACCAAGGACTTACCCTTGGCCGGTATGATTGCGGGGCGTAACATACCCTTTAGAACGTCAGTAACTCTTTTGCCAAAACGGGGAACGATGGGCTGTCTGAGAACCATGCTCTCTCTAACGCTTTCCGGTTGGTTTGCGCATCGACGAGTGAAATTATGGACTTGAGCGCCGTATGACGACGCGCGCCCTGTAGCGCTGCCTCCAGCAAAAACAAATGCTCCTCTGACACGGCTATCCTCGACATCTGCCAAGTCTTTAAGGCGGCTGAACTTCGCAACGCTCGACGCCCATAGGTCATCGGCGCACTGGATAACCTCGGCAACGTCGGGCGGTAGGTCTTCGACCGCGAGTAGGTTTGCGCGTACGCGCTTATCAATCGAATACTTTCCATCTTCAACCTCCATGAGTTTTAACTGCTCGGGGCTTAGTCTTTCTTGAACCCAAGCGCGCATCTTCGGCGAGCGGACTGACGTGATCGCGCCAT